TGGTCCTGTAGGTCCAGTTACAGTTGATGCTGCTCCAGTTGCGCCTGTTGGGCCTGTCGGTCCAGTGGCGCCTGTTGGTCCTGTAGGTCCAGTTACAGTTGATGCTGCTCCAGTTGCGCCTGTTGGGCCTGTCGGTCCAGTGGCGCCTGTTGCTCCAGTGGGTCCCACAATTGGACCAACGTCATTCCACTGTGTGCCGTCCCAAACATACAAATCACCAGTTGCATTAACAATGTACGCGTCGTTTACGGTATTGCCAGTGGGTGGTAAATTACCAACGTTGGCTACAGTACCTTTTAGGTTAATTGATGTTCCTTGAGCGCCTGTTGGACCTGTTGGACCTGTTGGACCTGTTGGACCTGTAGCACCAGTAACTCCGGTTGGTCCAGTGAGACCACGTGGGCCTGTTGGTCCAGTTACGGTGGAAGGTGCACCCGTTGGGCCAGTTGGTCCTGTTGGACCAGTTGCGCCGGGAATCATAAAGTTGGAAAGCGCAACCTGTTTAGTAACGCCGTTTTGAACTAACACGGTTACTTCACTGCCACTTAACGGGTAGCTTGCAACTTGTAATTGAGTTATCGAACGATCTGCCATTGCTATCTCTTTAGAATTTTAAATCGCCGGACTCACCTGAATTTGGTGGGGTGCCATCGATAAAGAAGCTATCATCTTGTGGTGGATTATTTGCGCCGCCGTTAGACACTAATTGTTGGCCGCCAACTGGGCCAATTGCAACGTTTATGTCTGGGCGTGGGAATCGAAGCGCAATATTTTCTGTTTGAATTGCTGGTAAACGCCATGGGTCAAAGTTATCTTTGTCCTCTGCGCAAACCCGCATGCCTGGAAAATTTGGATCAGGCATTAAATCTACGTACGCAAATTTCCGGCTGCAGCGATCGCAGATCGCCACAGACAGAACACTATTACCCCGGGTGTCGAGGTATACAGGCATTACTTAACTCCGGATTGAACTATAGTCAGTGTGTCGCCAGCGGTTGCGCCAGACAAGCGAATTGCCCTGTATGGTTGGCCTAAAAAGTTAGCTGCATTAGGTGCATCAGTTGGCGCTGTAGTCCAAGTAAATGTTGGCGCTGTAAAGTTTTGGTTAACTACTGGGAACGGATCGGTTTGTGAAACCTGAACTGTGCCTGAACCAGTTTTTACATAGCTGACTTGAAACGGAGCGATATATTGATCGAGTACAACAGGAGCTGTTACTGTAGCCGCCGCAGGTACTGTTACTGTTACTTGTCGCATAATTAATCTCCAATAAAGTTAAACAAGGGGCCGGAGCCCCGTGGAGTTAATTAAGTTGCTGCCGCAGAAACTAATGGGGTAATACGGCAAAGCCAAGGGGCGTTTTGATTGCCGTTACCGATCCACTCTGCAAAATGCAAAGGAGGAACGTTTACGGAGGCTGCACCATTAACTGTTTGGCTACCAAATCCATCGATAACATGGGTAAGAACTGTGTCAGCATTAAACAAACCACCGCGGATACCATTGTATCGTGGGTCTGGGCTTGTGGAAGTGCCTTCAACTTGTGGGAGGGTGATTGTGATAGGGGCAGCAGGACCGCCATCAACAGTGGATAGAATCACATAATCGCCACCAGTTTCGGCTTGGGTTAATGTGGTGCTAACGTTTGGAGTTGGCTCAACTGGAGTCATGAAACCAGCGAGGGAGCGGACTGGGCCGGAGAATGTTGTCATTGACATAATTTGTTTCCATTTCTTAGTGGGTGTCCCATGCTGTCTCTAAGTCGTCGTACCGGGAAGTGGCGGTAGTCAGAATGGGATAAGTCTTCCTATAACTACTAATGCAAATAATGGGCAAAAGTCGCCCCAAAATGCAAAAAAGCCACCTTGTGGGTGGCTTTTCTGTTATTACGAGGGTTTTGATTACAAACCAGCAGTACCATAAATGTTACGTGCGTCGTGCCAGCCGGTCGCATAGCGCTCGGTTGCTTTGTAACGCATGCTGTCTGTCTCGAAATCGCCTTCCATGGATTTCTCCATTGGACGACGCATAACGAGCATCAAACCGTTTTCTGCATCGGTCTGAATCCACCAGGCTTTGCTTGAGGACAAACGTGTTACCACGTGTGTGCCTTTTGGCAACATACCGGTTGATTTGATCGGGTTAAGATCATTGTCAGCTGTGCCAGAACGGAGAACCGACTTCAGAATCACTTCTGCTTGGAACTCGAGTGCTGGAGGAACAACTAACTGCTCAGCCTTCAGACGAATACGCTTACCATTGTTGTCAATAGCTTGGCGGATTTGAATCAACATCTGCTCAACAGAAGTTTGGCTCAAAGAAGCTGCCGTAGCTAATTGGTTCGAGTATGTCAAACCGTTTGCAACAGGGTGAGCGGTGTTAACTAAAGTTACGCCGTCGCCGCCTACGTAGCCTGCTGTGAACGCGAAGTTCAAGAGGTTTGCGCAGAGGGTTTCTTTGGTTTCAATCATCGACTGAGCGAGGTGCTTAGCGAAGGTTGAGCCGATACGGATGTGATCGCCGTCTTCCATCAATACTTTGGTCAGGGCATATGCCAAGCCATAGATTTGATAAATGAATCGGGTGATGTACAGTGTACCGCCTTGATCGTAGCTAACTGGAGTGCCATCAGGCATTGCAGGAGCTGCGTTCATACCGAACAGCATTACTTCTTCATGATAGTTACGTGGGATGCCCTGGATCTGCTCAACAAAGCCTTTCCATTCGTCAGCACGTTGCTCATATACACCATCAAAGACTTCGTTGATAATCGGCTCGACTACCGCACGAAAGTCTGTACTACGCATTGGGGTTGCCATTGCTATTTCCTTTCGTTAATTAGATCGAAGCCTTGGGAGCCACAAACGTGTTGTTTGCGATCTGTACTTGAACAATCGTGTAAGCGTCACCCCAAGCATTTAATTCGCCTGTTGGGAATGCTACTTCACGGCCTAAACCTACTACGCGAACTTGACCTTGTACAGTTGTGGCAACAGGAGCTGATGCCAAAGCTGTAGTAGAGAAGCCTGCGCCACCAACACCGATGGAAGTACCAGAAGCGGTAGTTGCACCAGTTGCAGTGGAGAAGTTATACTGACGACCGATGTAAGCGGTAGTTGCTGAACCGTTTACTTGAGCCTCGTATACCAATGCTGGATCTTGGAAAATCCAGAACACAATCTGTGTAGAAGCAGCGAGTGCCTCGTACGAGATCCATTTTGCTACTGAACGACGACCTTGCGAATCGGTAAATTCAACACCGTCAAACACGCCGTATACAGGAGTTGTATCGGCAGCAGCGATGTCTAATTGGCCCGAAGCGTTTAAGGCCACTGGTTGATATTGGTAAAAAGCCTCGCCTGCAGTAATTGCATATGGCGCGGAGAATGTAGTCCCGGTGTTAAAACTGTTCGTGCCAACGAATGGCACCGAACGGTCTAAACCGCTAGGATGATACACAGGCTTCAGACCAAAGGGTTTAAATGTTGTGGACATTTATGTATTTCCTTTGTTATTTTTGAAGAATGTTAAGAGAAGCGAACATTTTTATTGTTTGCTCTTGTAGTGTCCTTTTCCATTTCCAAAAGACCACCCTCAAGAACTGAACGACCACCTTTATTACCTTGCGCTGTGTCGCGAACCTGCGCTGTAATATTACGTTGGTGCTCAAGCGGATCCTCTAAATGGAGCATACGCATTACTTCTTGATAGATGTCTTCAGGTAATTTGAAGAGAACCATTTCGTTACAACTAACACAGCCTTCAAACTTGCCTGAGCTCATTTTGCCTAGTCCTTCAAAGCCTTTGCCTAATTCGCTAGCTTTAACTGGCTCATAACCCAATGCCATACGTTTGTCGATACTGTCGTAAGTATTGGTTGTTGACAACCAACACAAGTGCATCCCGGGAATGATCCCCGCGGGAAGATCGGGCAACGCACTATTTGCCCACTTGTCTCTAAACGCATCAAGGCGTTCACGACGTGCAATGTCATCGGAACTTGCATTTGTCGCACGTTCCATTACTTCTTGTGCTCGGTCCGCTAAGCGGTCATCTAAGTCACGTTTAATTCTTGTATTTGCCATGGTAATTATCCTTTATTAACGCGGTCATACGAAGCGTATGCGCGGATCATTTTGTTTCGTTTCTCTACATCGTCCCAAGCACCAGCATCTTTAATTGCCTGAACGCGATCACGTGATAGTGTGATAGTTCCAGGTTTAGCTGTTGCTGTGTTTGCTACTCGGCTAGAGGCTGTTGGGCCTGCTGAGCGGCGATTAGCGTTGCCACCTTTTGATGCATAACGGTGGGGCAAACGTGCGGATAAACGATTATCTAACTCTTCCCAATACTCGGAATCTGCTGGATCCCAACCATCGGCTGCGAGTTCTTGATCTATTACCTTGGCAATTCTACTATCTGTATCTCGAGCTTGTGGGTCATACCACGAGTTTTTCTTTAGCCATTGTGTGGCGTTTTGCTGTACTTCTTCCGACATCGGATTCGGTACATTCTGCTTGGGTGCCTTAGCTTGCTCGAGCTGTTGTTTCTTATGGTATTGGGCTTGTTGCAAACGTTGTTTTGCGTCTGTCAACTGCTCCAAATAATCTACCTGAGCTGCGGCGTCGCCATTTTGTGCAGCTTGTAGCATCTTCATTTTGGCGTACTCTACACGAGTCGCTTCATCTTCGATGGACTTGTCAAGCTGTGCAAACTGGTAAGACGATGCTGTATTTTCTACAGCTGCCAAACGTCTGGCTAAATCCTCATTACGCTTCTCAAGTGCACTAATCTTATGCCGGGCTGATGCTTCGCGTTGCTTAGATAATTCTTTCTTTAGCTTGCGCTCTTCACGACGCGCTTCGCGAATCTTCTCACGGTCTTCTTCTGATTCATCATTATCTTGATCATCGGACTGTTCGTCTTCTTGATCGTCAGATTGTTCTTCTTCTTCGGAGGCTTTTACTTCTTTTTTATTGCCCTCTTCGTCTTCAAACTCTTCTTCATGTTCAATTTTAGCTAGAACCGAGCCATCTTCTTGTTCCTTAATTGGAACATCTTTTTCATTGTCTGCCATACTTTTCTTTCAAAAGTTAATCTATAAACGCTTTCATTTTCTGCGCATATTCAAATGTCTTAATGCGAGAAATGATTTCACGGGCCTGAAGAGTAATGAACACCACTGGTGAACCTTCATCATCGGGTTGTACAACAAAACGATCGCCACCGTACTTGATGGTACGAACCAAATCTCCAACCTTACACCAAGGGCCTTCGCGCCAATCGGTAAGATCTTCATCTAGGTTCTTGTACGCCAAGGGTCCAAGTTGGACTACCTTTGCCACCGTTTCATTGAACCGTAACGTCTGTCTGGTCTCATCAACTAGGATGATTCCACCTTTACTGGTTGACTTTTCGCGTCGTAGTTGAACTAAAACACGGTCACCAGCTACCTCGATACCAGTTTCGATTGTAGGAAAACATTCTTCCTCTGATCGTAAATCTGGCTCGTCATTGCCTTTTAAATCAAACACTATCCAGTGCTCCTTTAACCTCTACAGGTCGTCTTCTTCGTCTTCCGTCAAAATTTCGTTGACGATGTCCAGGGTCATTTTTAGCCCTTCTATTTTGCCGATTAAATACTGGTAATCTTCAAATGTATGAACATTCGTCCCAGCGGTGACGGCTTCCGCCAGTTTTGCTTTTTCATCACGCGTGCGCGTAATAACTTCAGAGATAAAGTCCTTCATAATCTAACTAATGCAAGAGAATGAAGGAATCCGCCCTAATTAATAGAAATTTCCGCCATTAATGTCTTTTAGGTTCTTACCTGGGCCAATTGGCTTGGCGTTTTTCATTTTTGCTTGTGCTGCGCCAACTTTCCAGTTGTTGTTGCGCTTAGAGCCTGAAGCTCCGGTGTCTATCTTAGCCTCTGGGCCGCCGCCGGATGACAGTTTGCCAGTTTCTTGGTAGGTTTGACGAAAGCCTTGTAAATTTTCGGCCATTTTATGCTCCTGTTGGGGGTTGTTGTGGTTGTGGTGTTGTCATTTGCTGCTGTTGGGCAGCTAATTGTGCTTCTTGTTCTGCTTTCAATTGCGCTTTTGCTTGATCGGCTTGATGCTGGAATGCTTGTTGCTCTACGCGAATGCCGTGTTGGCGGATGTCGGCTTGGGCTTGAGTTGATGCAGCCATAGCAGTCATGTTTTGTTCGTGCGCCAAAGCCATTTGGTCGGAAGTTAAACCAACATCGGCTTGTAGATTGGCAATACGCTCGCGCGACGCATTATTGATGTCTGCCATAGCAATTTGAGTTGCGCTACGGTTGGCATCAAGTGCTGTCTGGGTTTCGTACTTAGCTTTGAGTTCCGCAACCATGCGCTGCAGATCGGCAACACGGAAGTCGTAGTCTTGCTTGTCTTTTTGCATCTGTAACTGCAACTTAGACTGCGATTCAGCTGCTTTACGCTCTGTCTCGGCTTTCTGAGTTTGCAGAATAACCGCAGCCGTAGGATCAGCCATAGCAGCATTTTGCATTTGTGCTTGCTGAGCTTGCTGTACTTTCTGAGCCAATTGCTGGATCTGTTGTACATACTGACCCATGTTTTGCTGGGCGTCTTGGGAAACCAGTTGCGATGCTAAAGCCAACGCTTGCTGTGCTTCCAAGGTCAATGGTTTTTCCTGATGCAAATCCAGTGTATCGCGACCGCCTGCAGCCTGCGCAACATACGAGCGCATGGATTGCAAGTAGTGCAGTGTTAAGTGCTGTTTAATGTGCTCTAACGCATGACCAGCAAATGCAGGTCCAATGACTGGACTGCCACCATAGGTAGGATCGTTAGCGTACGCCAAGTGGATCTTAATGTGGGCAATGTGATCTTGGTCAGGATACGCAGCAGCAGCGTGGCCCATGGTCATCGACACGTTCTCTAGCGCTGGGTTCGATTCGCTTGCGCCCAATGGGTTTGGCAATACTTCTTCTACGTTGGCAATCTTTAACTGGTTCAATATGCGTCGGTACACTGCGCGCATATCAAACAAACCAGGTTGCATTTGGTTGCCCTGTGCAGCCATCTGCAACAGTGCTTGGTTCTGAGCGACACGTTGTGTCTCAGAGAAAATATTGGGATCGGATACTGGGCGGATGTCGTTGTTAGAAGCAAAGTCACGAACTTCAATCTGCTGACCAGATTCGTTGTCCATCTCTTCCAAATACCAATGATTCAGGCGGGAGATAATGGCCAGCGATTTGGACTGCGAGCGATGCATGCGCGCGTGAATGCTTGAGAATACTTTAGCGCCTTGTTCGATCAACGCCTGCGCTGTACCAACAGGCATGTTGTTGTTTGCTTCGCCAATCTTCTCTTCAGCAGTGGTAACAACACCTTTAGCGGCGTTGGTTAACCAACCCAGCAACTCCATGAGAACGGCAGATGGGGGATTGAACGGCATCGGCATGGCGATCTTACGTACATCGTCAACACCAGGAGCGCCTTCAATCTCAACTACTTGAGTGGGTTCAATTCGGTCACTTTGTCCACCAATGCGTCCACCTTTGAGCTTAAGCATTGTTTGACTGTTGTTAATATGAGCTGCATCCAGCAAAGAACGAAGAGTGCCAGTAAGGGCGGCAGACAAACCGCCAATAAGATGGGGTAAACCAATAGCGTAAGCGCCACGCCAAGGAATGAACTTGAATTCGACGTACCAATCCAGTTTCTCGAGCTTCTCATCACCTGACTCCCAATTGCGGTATAACGCGAGAACCTTGCTTGTGGTCTCGTCGATGGTTAAAATGTATGGCGCACGACGACCTTCGGTTTCGTTGTCATCGTCTAAACGGACAAAGCAAGTGATCTCGTAGATACGACGCAATCCGTCGATGTTCTTAGATGGATTTGCTTTACCTTCAATTTTGTCGTTCGCTTCTTGCGAACGGGTTTGATCTGTCAGCGGGGCGTCGGAGCTATATGTGCTGTCGATGTCGCGGTAGATACCTTGCTCGAC